TCGTGTTCGTTTTTAGCTTCATCTACTAATTCTAGTATGCTTTTTGACTTATTATAATGGTCTGGTATTACCGAAGAACGATCAACATTGGTAATATCCTTAATTAATCTATCTCTTTTTGCCTCGCACTCATTTGCTAGTTCGGGTAGTATTCCTGCCATAATTGGCTAATTCCTAACATAATGCTTAACATTAATCAATATTTATATTGACAACAGTTAAGCCAACTAATAAACATTGGTTAATTAAATAATAAATAAAGGAAAAAAATATGAGCATAGTTGCAAAAGGTGGTGAAAAATCTAGCAGTTTTCCAAGTGTTTCTGTAGGTGTTCACAAAGCCCGTTGTATTAAGGTCATTGATCTTGGTACTCAAAAGAATGAGTTTGAAGGTAATATAACTTGGAAAAGAAAAGCATTGGTGATTTGGGAAGTACCCGATCAAACTAATGAAACATCCGAGCCACTAACAATCAGTAGGTTTTACACATTATCACTACACGAAAAATCTAATTTAGGAATTGATCTTACCTCTTGGAGAGGTCGCCCATTTTCTGAAACTGAAAAAAAAGGTTTTGATATTAGTAAATTAATAGGTCACACTTGTTTACTAAATGTCATACAAGGCAATAAAAACAACAAGATTGGGTCGGTAATGCCCTTACCTAAAGGGGATAAAATCGCAGAACAATATCATACGAGTGTGACGTTCTCTATGGATGATTTCCAAAAAGGTAAGAAGGAAACTTTTAATCAGTTATCCGAAGGTATTAGAAATATTATCTTACGTTCAAAAGAGTTAGAGGGTCTTGAACATAAAGATAATGGGGATGATAACAATGGCTCTAATACAGTTGGTCAAGAACCTGTACCATTTTAATGGAATATACTAACGCATCTAATCTCCCGAAGGCGATTGAACGAGCAGTAGCTAACGATCCTTACTCATCCAAAGGGTCTAATATATCTGCTACTCGTTTGATTGCCCCTCCTAGAATAAGGGTATTAGAAATGAGAAATTGGGATTTATTAAAAGAAGATGTATCTGATAAGATATTCTCTTTGCTAGGACAATCCGTACACCATATTATTCAGCGATCTAAACAACGAGTTGATTTATCTGAACGTAGATTATTCTATAAAGATGATAAGATCACTAATGGTTGGACTTTGAGTGGGTCATTTGACTATCTTGAAAGAGATGGAAGATTGATAGATTTTAAAGTTACTTCTGCGTGGGCTACTCTTAATGCTTTAGAAAATCCTAAACCCGAATGGGAAAATCAATTAAATGTATTGGACTTTCTATGTCGTAAAAATCAAAAGACTTTAACTAGCTATAGTAAACCTATTAAGGTTAGGTCTTTATCCATTATGGCAATATTAAGGGATTGGTCTAAATTAAGGGTAATGCAATCTGATAACTATCCTAGAAAACAAGTTGTTATGATACCCGTAAGAAGATGGACACCCAAAGAACAAGACGATTATATTAAAGCTAGGGTTAAGCTACACCAAGATGCTGAAAAGTCTAGTAAGCTACCTCTTTGTACGGCAAAAGAAAGATGGCGAAAAGAAGATAGCTATGCTTTAATGCTTGATAAACGTAAGACGGCAAAAAGAGTATTGCCTACTAGGGAAGAAATGGATCAGTATTTAAAAGCTAACAAAATGGTTGAAGGACAAGGTTGTAAAGTTGTATTCAGAAAAGGTGAAGATGTTAGGTGTATGCACTATTGCCGAGTGAATGAGTTTTGCGATCACTATATGAATGTCAAATTCTAAAATTCATAAATTAGTTTTTACTAGAGATGCCCTTGTTCAAGGCATACTTAAACGATTTGCCAAACGATCTAACGATGGTATCAAAAAATATGGCAAGACAATGCTACAAGCTACCAAGTCTATTGCACAATGGATAGATGATGCACAAGAAGAAAGTTGGGATAAGATTGTTTATCTTGAAAAGATTAAAATAGAACTTCAAAAGAAGGAAGGGGGAAAAGATGGCAAAAAAGAAAAAGAAAAAGAAAGATAAAAAGAAAAAAAATAAGAAGAAACGTAGATAGTTATTGCAAATTTTTTAAATAGGTATAAATGAATGTTATGAACTTACCAATATTTTATTTATGCCTATTTATTTATTGGTCTAGTCTTGTTTTTCTAACAATACAATTATACTAATTTCTTATTCCATCTTCCCTTATCATTTAAAATCATTGGTAGTAGCTTGGGAATACCATCTAAAATAATTCCACATCCTATTATAAATCTTGTCCTAAAGTTTTTTGCATAATTAAAAGCCATAGATTTTTGGTTGATTAAACATCCTACGTTCATAGCAAAGAATATGTTATCGGGATTAGCCCAATAGCTTATGACAAATTTTGTATGGTAGTGTCCTTGTACTGCTGACATACCCATTGCTTGTGATACCTTTGATATATCTGCTGATCTTCCGTGAGTGAAAAAACATTTCTGTCCATTGCTCATAGTCAAAGTTAAATCATCTACCCATTTCCATTTCTTCGTACCTAAAAATTCTCCATAGTCTTTTAAGAACTCCCTACTCATTCCGTATTTTAAAGCCCTCCTATACACCAAGCTAGAATGATTGCTCTCTACCTCTACCATCTTCGGAAATATGCCCTCTAATGCCCTTATAAAGCCCCTAGAAGCCCTTAATTCGTGTCCTGCACTATAGAGGTCGGGATCGTGAGTGTGCATATTAATTGCGTGAAAATCTAATAGATCACCTATGTTGATTATACAATCGGGCTTATATTCTTTTTTGATTTCTTCTAAAAATGTTAGACTATCTTTATGGTGAAAAGGAATGTGCATATCACTAATGACCAAAATTCTTTTGTTCACTAATTGCCCTCAACTGTTTCAGTTAAGTTCTTGATACGTTCTATTTCTTCTTTACGGGGATCAACATATTGAATTTCACCATCTTTAATATGTACATCCCTAATTGTATTCTTGTCTATGATAATATCTTTTAAAATAACAACCATACTGTTGGTTGTATCTTACTGCAATTTATTAAATTTTACAAGATTTCATCACACTAGACAATTCTTCTGCACGTTTCGGAGTTTGCTTTGCCCATTTGCTATCCAACATTTCTTCGGATGCAATTTGATAATCATTTTGTTTTAATGCTCTCCACATATTTTTGAATTTAGATACTCCACCGATACCAAGTTGGAATACCATCTCAATGATGACACATTTGGCTTGATGATGTAGGGGTAAACCACTTATGAGTTGATTAGCATTTGACTTGGCTATGTTAAAATCTTTATCAAAGACTTCTTCTAAATCTTTCTTCTTGTAAGTCACACCTTCTTTAAATCTATCGGTAGATAAAACAAGATGACCATAGCCGATTGTGGCAAAACCAAGACTATCCTTATAGATTTTAGGTACAAATCCTTCGTGTTCTTTAATCCTTGCCTTTAAATCACTATAACTCATACACTAATACTATATAACAGCGGCAAATTTATACCAGAAAAATTATCTGTTTATTAGTTTACTAGAAAATATATAGCAACAATAACTACCGCTACTGTGATAGATATTTTCTTATGGGCTTTTGCTAATGCCCAAAGTTCTTTTGCTTTTTCCATACTACCTCCCATTAAAACCATTCATTATTCTAATAACTTTCACCACTTTATCAACATTATTAAGAGTTTCTTTGTGTTGTACATCAAGTGAATTAGCACTTTGCATTAAAAGTAATGCAACTATGATTTGTAACATATATTAATTACAGTTATTTTTATCTAAATCTATTGGTTTGTCACCTTGAAAAAACCATACATAGGATGAAAGTTTAGTTCCATCTTGGGTATAGGTACACTTCTTGCCTACTGAACAAGCAGATAAAGCGAACATCATAATCAGAAATATAAATACTTTATTCATAATCTTCCTATTTTAGTGCGATATAGTATCAAAAATCAAGAGAATAAGCCATTACTTCCTTTTGATAATATCTGCACCTTTAAGACCATAGATAGCAGATACTACCCCAATGAATAGGGCTTGATACCAGAACGGCATATTGTTAAAATACTCAAAAAATTTCTCTACCTTCAACATAATTTCGGGATCATCACTAAAAATAGACCATATCAACAACATCACGGGGGCGGCTACGAGTATCAAGACGAACTCGTCTTTCCAGCCCTGTTGATTATTAGTCATAACGGCTTGTTTGTATTCCAATTCACCCCGTGCCATTCGAGAAGCGTGGGTAGCTTGGGCATCAGCCATTAACATTTTAGTTTCTTGACGCTTTTTATAGATATGCGTACCTGCGTTTAAAGCTAATTTTATTGCACTAAACCACATATTAAAATATCAATTTTACTACTATAAAAATAAATATTGCAGATACAACTGCAACACTTACTCTTTGTCTTGGTGATAGATCATTCCACATATCACCAACAAATATGAAAAATTCTTTCATAGTAATCTCCCTATAGTTTAACAAACTTTAATACTGCTACTATTAAAGCAATCAAAGACCCTACTACAAAAATTGCTTTAATACCACCTTTTCCCATTGACATTTGATGCTTTAAACTTTCTATATCTTTACTGTTTTTTTGCACATCCTTATGGATTTCTGTTAATTTATAACAGATTACATCCATTGATACTTTACTCTCAAATTTAGGTATCGACTTTTTTTTCATTTTCCTCAATCTGTTTTTTAGGTAGACACCAAAATTTGATAAAAGTACGATTGCTTTCTACTTGTTCTACTGGCATTTTAGCCATAAATTCGTGGGCTTTATAATAACCATTTAAAGCACATTCACGATGACTAGAATAAAATTGTTCGTTCATTGGTGGAAAACAAGTACCTGCTACTGAATAACATATTTGAAATATTAACATAAATTTTATCATCGCCTTCTTCTATACCATCTTCTTTTTTTAAGAAACCAAGCATAAACTTTATTCGTTGTTCTCCTGTTTCTTCTTTTTATTCTTCTTCTTTTTATTATTCTTCTTAATTTGTTTATCAATAGTCTTTTTGTTATTTTTCTTCTTTAACTGTTTAAGTTTTTGTTTAACAAAATTTGTATTCTTTTTAATCTGTTTAGATAAAACTATTTGTCCTTGTTGAAGTTTAAAGACTTGTTCTTTCATACTCCAAGTTTCGTGAAGATTCCAACCGACCAATGCAATAAGGGCAGCAAGAGCCATTCCAATTATTTTATCTTTTAAATCCATTATTGGCAACTCTCACATTCATTCGTGTCGTCAATGACGACACCACCACCTACATAAGTCGCTTGTTCTGCTCGACCACTATC